GATTAATTTTTTATTAAAACCATTATATAATAAATTTTTATGGAATATACAATTATTAGATATTAATTATATATTTATAATAAGTATTTCTAATATAATATACCAATATGTTTAGGATTTAAAAATATATTATTATAATTATTTAAATAATGAGTAAAGATTTATATAGTATTTTAGAATTATCAAAAGAAGCATCTAATAATGATATTAAGAAACAATATAAAAAATTAGCAATGAAATATCATCCAGATAAAGGAGGAAGTGCTGATAAATTTAAAGAAATAACAGATGCTTATACAATATTATCAGATGAAGACAAAAAAAATAAATATGATAAGTATGGTTCTGCTGATTTAGAAAATATGCCTCCACCAGGAGATATATTTGGTTCCATGTTTGGAATGGGAGGAATACCTATTAATGTCCAAGATTTAGGAGAAATGGGTGGTATGGGTGGTATGGGTAGTATGTTTAATATGTTTGGACAAAATAAACCAAGTAATACACATAAAATTATAAATGTAGATATTACATTAGATGATATATATACAGGTACTAAAAAAAATGTAGATGTAGAAATATCTACAAAATGTAAGAAATGTAAAGCAAATGGTTATTTAAATGATGGTAAAGAAATATGTAGTAAATGTAATGGTAATAAAATAATAATGAAAACACAAGAGATTGCTCCAAGAGTAATACAACAAATGCAAATACCTTGTGATCAATGTAATCAATTAGGATATACAATTAAAGAAGATTGTAAATGTCAAAAATGTAATGGAACTGGTTTAAAAACTAAAAAAGAGCAATATAATTTAAATATTAAAAAGGGTTCATATGATGGAAAAGAAATTATATTAAAAGAAAAAGGTGATTATAATAAAGAATTTAATTTAAGAGGAGATTTAATTATTAAATTAAGAATTGTTTCTCATGAAAGATTTTTATTAAGGGATAATAATTTATATTTAGAAGAAAATATATCATTGGGCAAATCATTATGTGGGGGATATTTAAAATTAAATTATTTAAATGATGAAGAATTAATAATAGATGTAGATAAAATTATTAAACCAAATTATTTAATGAAAATAAATGGTAAAGGATTACCTAAATTAAATGAAGATAATTTAATTTATGGTGATTTAATTATTAAATTTAATATAGAATTTCCAGATACTATAAATAATAATAAGATTAAATTATTAAAAAATATTTTTAATATTAAAGATGAAAATATAGATACAGATTCTGATATAAATAATATAGAATATTATGAACACAAAAATATAGAAAATGATATAAATGATGAACAATATCAAGAAAATATACAATGTGCTCAACAATAAATTTGAAATTATTATTAATTTTAAATTATTAAATAAAAAAAAAAATGGATGATATAAACAAATTGTTAAATTACAAAATATTGATTTATTAAAAAGAATAGGGGATGATAAATTTATAACAGATAAAGATAAACAATCTTTTATAGATAAATATAATAAAACTAATTATAGAAATTTTAAAGTTAAAAGTGATACAAATATATTAGATGGATATATTAAAATTAGTAATTGCGTTTTAAAGAATAAATAATAATATAATAAATAATTGGTGATTACAACCATAATTCTCTAATTTTAAATTATAGAATTTAAATAGAATAAATAGAATAATTCTTATTTTTTATGATGTATTTTGTACTTTAAAGAATTTATTCTAATGTGTAATATACAAATAAACTATAAAATTAAAAATAAGTTAAAGTAATTTGCTGAAATATTGCATATTAAGATATTTTTATTATTTATAGTATATATATATAGATAATTTTTCATTAGGGATTTAGGGGTGGGATTAAGTATCGGTTTTTAATATATATATAAGGTGTCGTGTCCGAGAGGTTAAGGAGATAGACTTGAAATCTATTGGGTTTTACCCTCGCAGGTTCGAGTCCTGCCGATACCGAAATATAATAATAATATAATATATAATATAATATATATATATATATTATAAGATGGACGGATTTACAAATTATATGAAAATTAGTAACAATATAACTGCAAACCAAATTGTAAATAATTTTAATTTTGAATATTTTGATTCATGTAAAAATAATAATACAAGTTTAGGAAGTAATACTCAAATAAAAGATAGTTGTAATAATCTAAATGAAATTAATATGAATAATATTAATCAAAATAATTTATGTAATAGTTTATGGAATAATAATACTAAAAGAAAAAGTATAATTGATTTAGAATATGATAGAAATGTTGAAGATTTTATTATTAATAATAATTATTTTAAAGATAATACATCTTCAATACTAAATAATTTAAGTCATGATTTTTTAGTTGATAACAATGATGTTAATAGTAAGTAGATACTAATACTATATATTCATTTAATAATAAAAAAACTATTTAATAATTATATTATAAATTAATATAATATGGATAAATTAAAAAATATAGATCATGGAGTATATCCTATAGAAGATATTAATTATATTAGTTATATATGTACTGATGTTAAAAAAAAGACATATAAAATAGATAAAACAATTCCAAAACATAATGATAGATTATCGCATATTAATATATTTTATAAATATAATACAATTATAGAATTAACTACACCTGAGATGATAATACCATTTGGTATAGATAAAGGGAATGGATTTCAAATGAAATTACAATTTACAAATTATAAAAGTGATCCAAATATGAAAAGTTTTTATGATTTTATAAGTAATTTAGAATTTCAACAGATGCAATATATTGGATTAGATGAAGATGATATAGATTTATATAATTCACAAATATATCAAGATAAAAAAAATAAATATGATCCATTATTAACAGTTAAAATCCCTTTTATTAAGAATAAATTTAATGTAGATATATATCATGATGAATATACATTAAATGTATTAAATATAAATAAATTTTCTAAAGTGAAATGTGATATTTATATAGATAAAATATGGAAATATAATGAAAAATATATATGTAAGTGGAAAGTTAAGAAAATATATGTTTTATAATTTTTGCGTTATAATAAAGATATATTTTTTTAAATTTTAAATATAAAATGGGTGAACAAATTATTAAGTATAATAATATAGATATTGATAATATTGAATTATCCGATCCAAAAAAAATAGGAAATATATATTATAGTCATATAAGTTATAATGATAATCCTTTTTTTTTACAAACATCTAGAATGAAAAATATAATAGATATTAAAGAATTAGATTTAAGAAAACCATTTGATTTAAAATTTGAATTAGATAATTCTGATATGTATAATTGTTTAAATAAATTAGATGAAAATAATATTAATAAAATATCTGAAAATAGTTTTTATTGGTTTGGGAAAAATATAAATATTGAACATTCTGAAAATATGTATAGAAAAATAACTAAACCATTAATAAAAAATAAAAAAACTAATATTAATTTTAAAGTACCTATAATTGATGAAGAAGTATTATGTAAAATATATAATCAAGAGCAAATTGATATATCAATTAATGATGTTCTTAAAGGTCAAGAATGTATATTAATTGTACATATAAGGGGTATTAAATTTTTTAAATCATATTATATTTGTGATTATTATATTACTCATATAAAAACATTTACAAAATTAAAATATATTATACCAGAAAAATGTTTAATAGAAGATATAAACTCTATAAATGATTCTGAAATTATAGATGAAGAAGTTTTAATTGAAGAAAAGGAAAAACAAAAATTAATCAAGAAAGAAGAAAAAAAGAAAAAAAAGGAAAAATTAAAAATTATAGAAAATAAAAAATTAGAATTAGAAAAATTAAAAGACCGAATGAAATTATTAACAAATGAAATTAATATAAATTAATATAAATTAATATAAATTTAATTTATTTTTAATATTTTTTTTATATATTTAATCTTTTATTAATATTTTTTTTATTTTATATATATATAATATAAATGAATAATATAGATTGCGATCAAATAATATTATTTGGACTTGTAGCAATTTTTGCTATTTATGTTTATAGAAATATATTGGACCCAAATCAACAAGGATTCGTAGGAGGAAATAAAATAGAAAATTTTAAAATAGGAGGACAAACAAACCCAAATAATAATAATAATGCGGAAGCGATTGCCCAAATAAATAGTCAATTAAACACTATGAATAATCAAAATGCAGGTATTAATCAACAAATCCAAGATGCATTAGGAAATATAAATAATGCTGCTTCTAATTTTGAAAATTCGGCGAATTCTACAAGATTAGCTTCCTCCTCCGCCGCTTCTGCTATTTCAAATGCCGCTTCTGCTATTACAGGTGCTACAGCAGCTCTGAATTCAACTGGTTCTCCTATTTCTAATACTCAAAATAATAATATAAGTGGGAATGATAATATAAGTGGGAATGATAATAGTAATAGCGGTCCTGCTCCATTTAATTCTCCTGAACCTAACGCAAATCCAAATGGTGACAGTGTTCCTAAAAGCTATAATGTTGGAGAAAATAAGGCAACTAGTTGCTTTCCACAAGATACATTAACTGCTGAAGATTTATTACCTGAAGAAGATGTTAATACTATTAAACAATTTAGTGAAGAAAGTATTGGTGACGGGGTATTAAAAGGTATTGAATTGTTAGGTGCTGGATATCATGTTGGTGTAAATTCAGTTGGTCAAAGTTTAAGAAATGCTAATAAACAATTAAGATCCGAACCACCAAATCCACAAACTGATGTAAGTCCATGGATGAATTCAACTATTGCACCTGATTTACAAAGAAGACCATTAGAATTAACTGAATCATGTGCTAAGGCAACTAATTCTAATAATACAGATGATGTTCCTGGAAATAATATAAGCAATAATAATCTAAGTAATTCTGATTTTGATAATTCATTAACTGATAATTCATTAACTGATAATTCAAATAACGAACCAGTTGCTGCTAATAGTAGATAAAAACACTTAAAAATAATATAAGTATATATATAAATAAACAAATGGAAAAAACAAAATTTAAGGCGGATCCATATAATAAGAATAATAAATTAATAACTTCTTCTGATGTCATTAATATTATGTTATCACTAAATATTAATGATTTTAAAATAAATAATTTAGAGCATTATAAAAATGCTTTTGTACATGAATCATATACAAATTTATCTGAGTATAGTAGTTTTAAAAATAATAATAATTATTTAAAATTACAAGATAAATCTTATGAAACGATAGAATTTTTAGGAGATTCTTTATTAGGGAGTATTGTATGTAATTATTTATATAAAAGATATACAATATTACATAATGAAAATGAAGGATTTTTGACAAAATTGAAAAATAAGATAGTGAATGGTGAATCACTTTCTTATTTAGCGACTCATTTAAATTTTAATAAATATTTAATAATATCTAATCATTTAGAAGTAAATTGTAATGGAAGGGAAAATAAAAATATATTAGAAGATACATTAGAAGCTTTTATTGCTGCTATATATTTAGATACAAATAATTATAAATTATTAGAAATATTTATAATAAATTTATTGGAGAAATTTGTTGATTTTTCTGATTTAATAGTTAATGATACAAATTATAAGGATCAATTATTAAGATATTTTCATAATAATTTTAAATTATATCCAAAATATAATATTATTAAAGAAGATAATATATTTCATTGTAATGTAATTAAAGAAGATATTATAATTTCATCAGGTAAAGCAGAAAGTAAAAAAAAAGCAGAACAATTAGCATCTAAAAATACACTTATTCATTATGGGGTTTTAAATTAAATATCTAAATAATATATAATGGATAAAAAAATTAAAAAATTAAAATTAGATCAAGATATATCTAATAAAATTCATTTATATTTTGAAGGAGATTTAGATAATATAACTAAAGAAAAATTAAGTGCTGTCTATAATAATCCAGAATTAAAAAAAGAATTAGAATTAACTCCAGAAGATGTTAAAAAATTTAAGAGTATTATTAAAAAGAGTAAAGATCCTAAATTTAGAATAATTGTTTTAGATCCTACAATTGAAATAAAAAGTATTCCAGATGTTGTAGAAGAATCTGAAAAAAAAATAATTAATTATGAAGATATTAAATCAGAAGATATAAATAAATATATTTTAGATTCAAGAAAAGCTTTTATAAATTGGATAAATGAAGAATTTTATCCAAATATTATTTTAAATAAAGATGAAAATTTAAAAATATATCAACAATTTGCTAAATCGTATTTAGCATTAGATACTCCATATAGAGGATTATTAATATTTCATGGATTAGGTACAGGAAAAACAGCTACTGCAATTACATCAACAGAAGGTTTATCAACACAAATGAATATTACAACATTATTACCAGCATCTCTTGAAACTGAATTTATAAATGAAGTTAAAAAATGGGGTAATGATTTTTTTAAGATAGATAATAATAATTGGAAATTTTATACAAAACAAGAAATTATTGATAATAAAGAAATTAAAGAAAATTTATATAAAAATTTTCATATATCTATTGAAGATATTGATAAAATATCTATTCGTGCTAAAAATAAAACTAAAATTAAAAAAGAAGGATTATGGTTAGTCGAAAATAATAAAGATTATATAAATGAAATTAAAACTATATCTGGATATTATATAGAAAATAATAAACAAACTAATATTAAATTAGAAAAAGAGCAAATATTTTCAGAACCAGATAAAATATTTATAGATATACAAATAACTTATTTAATATCTTTAAAATATAATTTTATTCATTATAATCCATTTCCAAAAGTTAAATCTACTAAATTAAAAGAATTTTTATATACTGATGATATTGATGATGAATTTATTAAATATAATGATGAAAGAAAAACATATAATCAAAAAATAGTTGATAAATTAACAAAAAAATTAGATAAAAATAAAAGAGAATTAAATATTAATTCACCATTTAATAATGAAGTTATTATTATAGATGAAGTTCATAATTTTGTAAGAGAAATTATAAATAAAAGTGAAACTGCTATAACTTTTTATAATTGGATAATGAATGGTGTAGATATTAAATTAGTTTTCTTATCAGGTACACCTATTATAAATAAACCATCAGAAATAGCATATTTATTTAATATGTTAAGGGGAACTTTAAAAATATATAATTTTACTATAAAAACAACAATAAATGATATAAGTGATATAGAAGATAAATTGAAAGATATATTTTATAAAAATAATTCTTCAATACAACAATTTAATATAGTTAAACAAAAAGGAAAAATTATTATATCAATATTAAAAAATAATACATCTTTTCAATCTATATTAGATACAGAAGATAATATTATTTATTCTATTAAATATAATAATCATACATTTGAACAATTTATTAAAGAAATATATAATGGATTACATCTACTTTTTAGTAAAGAGAGTATAATGCCTTCAGAAAAAGATTTTAATAAATTAAGTAATCTTGAAAAAACACAAATAATTAAAGGTAAAGAAAAAGTATTTGATGAAGAAATAAATGTTATTTTTAATAAATATGTTTCTTTGTTTACAGTATTTGAAGAAGATAGAGAATTAGATTTATCAGACACAGAACAATTTTTAAATTATTTTTTAAATGAAGATAGAACCACAATCCCTACTAATAAAAGAATATTATTAAAAAGAATGATATCTGGATTAGTTTCTTATTATCCTATTGATAGACTATCTATAACAACTATGCCTGAAATAATATTACCGAATAACACATTATATAGTAATTATAATATTGCTGAAAAAATTAATATAGTTATATGTCCTATGAGTTTTAAACAATTTGAAAAATATGAAACTAGTTATAGTAATGAAAAAGAAAGGGCAATAAATAGAAAAAAAAGAAAAATGTATTCAGATGATAATTTTGATTATCATATAAGAACAAGACAAGCTTGTAATATGATTTACAATGATGATAATTTTAGGAAATTATCGCAAAAAAATCCTGAATATAAAATAAAAAAAGAAGAAGAATATGAAAAATTAACAAATTCATCTAGTTTAGTAGGTCAAAATATTTCCTTATATTCACCTAAATTTTATGAAATTATAAAAAATATTAATAAATTTGTTGAAAGTGATATACCTACTGGTAAAATATTATTTTATAGTGAATTTAGAGGAGATGCTGGTTCTGAAATATTTGAACAAATATTAAAAGCAAATGGTTATAGTAAATATTCTCCAGATACTTTTGATAATAAAAAATCTAAAAGATATACATTTATTACAGGACAAGAAAAAAAAGATGACAGAAAAAGAAATAAAGAAAAATATAATGAAGATAATAACATATTTGGCGAATATATACAAATAATGATTATTTCAGGTGCTGGTGCTGAAGGTATATCATTATTTGGAGTTAGACAAGTTCATATATTAGAACCATATTGGAATTATATTAGAATTGATCAAGTATTTGGTAGAGCTATCAGATTAAGATCTCATATTAAATTACCAAAAGATAAACAAAATGTAGAACAATATTTATATTTATCTGTTTTTCCAAAAGGTAATGATATTTTATCTGTTTATAAAACATTATTAGAATTAGATACTTGGAATGTTCCGGATTTAACTACTAAAACAGATCAAGAAATAACTGATTTATTAATATCTGAATATAAATCTATATATACTATTATACAAAATATAATAAAAATTAAATTAGAAACTAGATCTGAAACAGCAGATGAATATTTATTTAATATTATGGAAAAAAAATATAATATTTCTAATGAAATTATGGATATTATTAAAGAAGCATCTGTAGATTGTATACAAAATACAAGAGATAATCCAATTTTGAATGAAAATTGTATTAGATATAATCAAAAATTAATTAGTGAAAATTCATATTTCCCGGGTATAAGTTCTAATAAATTAAATGATATAGATAATAAACAATTATCTGCTATATTTAGTTTTTTTATTAAACCAAATATAATCGTATTATCTGCACAAGAAAAAGATGAATCTATTTATGTTTATTATAAATTAAATGATATTAAATATAAAGATGATATTAGATATATAAAAGATAATAGTCAAATAATAGGTAAAATATATCCTAAATATAAATTATTCTATTTATATATATTAAATAATCATAAATTAAATAATCAATTAGGTAATAAATTTTCTGTATTTCAAGAAATATATAAATTAGATAATGCTATTATTGATGATATGAATAAAAATACTAGTCAAATATTTTATGATATTAATATTTTATCCCAAAAAGAAAATTTAATTGGGTACAAAATTAAATATAATATAAATGAAACTTTTTATTATTCCCCAAATACTCCAATTATCAGATTATATCCATTTGATATTATGTTTGATAATAACTTTAATATAAGTGGATTAACACCATTTATAATTAATAAAACTAACAGTTATAAAAAGTTATAAATTATTTAAAAATTAAAGTATTTTGTAAATTACTATTTATAATAGAAAATTCATCATCTTTAGAAAAATTAATAATATTATCTAATTTTAAATTATTATCATTTATATCTTTTATTTTACAAAATTCTAATATATCTTTATTAGATAAAATAACCATATCATTAACTTTAAAATCTCTGGAATCTTCTAATTCTATAATATTATCTTCATTATTTAATTTAATATTAATTATATCTGTTTCATATTCTTCTTCACCATATATACTTCCAATATTTATTGATAATATATCTGAATTTTTAGTAATGATATGTTTTTCTGGTTTATAAATACCATAGTTATAATTATTTATTTTTAAAATATTATCACAAGTTAATAATAAATCTAATTCTAGTTCTTCTATTTTTATTTTTAAAATCGGGTTTGTAAAATGAATACTATCTTCTATTGGTATTACTAATGAATTTAATTCTGTTATTTTTTCTTTTGGATATTTAACTTTATATTTAAATCTATTTGAATCTTTATTTATTCTATCTTTAGATGATACTATTATATTTTTTTTTGATTTTTTTTTACCACCTTTTTTAGGTGAACTAATTATTGGTTTTTCTTTATTTAAAGAATTATTTTCTATTTTTTCTTTATTATCATAATTAATTTCAAATGTATCCCTTTCAGACATAAATTTACTATATTCGTCCATTAAATTTACATTTGATTTTTCTTTATTTTGTTCTACTAATTGATTTATATCTTGTTGTTGTTGTTGTTGTTGTTGTTGTTGTTGTTGTTGTTGTTGTTGTTGTTGTTGTTGTTGTTGTTGTTGTTGT